CCTGATCCTGATCGCTTGGAGACAATCGCCATCGGCATCTACGACGCAACGCGAGGCGCTGAGGAGATGACAGGCGGCGGCGCTATCCATCGTCAGGCAACGGTGGACGTCTCGCTGTCGATCCGCGACGAGCACATCCAGCGCGTTGCTCTACGTAAGAGCGACAGGGTTTACTTTCCGGATCGCAAGGAGATGTACGACGTCACGTTCATCCATCCTGATCCCGGTGGTCGTCCCGACGTGCATCTGGTCCGCGTGCTGGAAGACGTCGCGGAGATCAACCCATGAGCATCACGCGCATGCTGACACGGATGGCTGCTGTGGCTGCGTTGCGCGGATCGACGTGGGCCGATGATCGCGTGTTCGACTCCGACAATACGCCGCTGAGCCAAGCGCTCACGCTGAACGCTGCGGCCAAGCCTTACATCGTGGTCTACACCGACAGCGACAGCCGGATGGATCAGAACGGCACCGATCTCTACGGCATGACGCGCGAATTGAATCTGGTGCTGGAGATCGGCGTCGCATCAAAGATCGAAGGCAAGACTGGTGAGGAGACGATCAAGACGCCGCTGACCGACGAGGGCATGGAGTTGGCGCTGGACATGGTCGAGGATCAGGCGCTCGCGGCGCTGTTCGGCGATGCCCAGTCTGGCTGGGCTGAACTGCTGAAGGGTTTGATCATGCGGGTGCAGCGGGTGTCCGGCCAGCGCGGTGCCAGTGCGGATCGTGATCGCAGGTGGGCGGCGCGTCAGGTGTCGATTGTCTGTGACGTGGTGAGCGATCTGCCGCCGGGCGTGCCGGTGCCGCACGATCATCCGATCCAGTTGTTCGTGCGCACGTCGGATGATTATCCTGATGCGCAGATGCAGCCAGTCGCTGACATCTGCAAGGCAATCATGGGCGCTGCCGCAGCGCCGAAGTGGGAGCAGGTGCAAGCGACGTTCGGCGTCAGGCGCATCGCGCTTCGTGCCTCTGGTCTCGCGCCGCTGTCGTCCGACATGCTGACACGCTTCGCGACGATGCACGGTGACGATCTCACCGACAAGAAAGGCGAGGCTCCGATCCTGCGCAAGATCGGCGCTGACGATACCGACATGGAGCACGACGCGCAGGTTGGGCTGATCGATGATCTCTACATCGAGACCAACGTCGTCACCATCGACACGAAGGACAAGAAGGACAAGGTCGAGATGGGGGATTGATGCTGAAGTTAGCGGTGGACACCAGCGAGCTTGTGACCTTCGTCAAGTCTATTGAGAAGGCGCAGAAGCTGACGACACCGCTGATCGCCAACGGTCTCAATGAAGTTGGCGACGGCATCACATCCCTGATCGCGCTGAGCCTGTCGAAGCAAACTGGTCTCGCGCTCGAACAGGTGAGGGGCGCTGTCGATGTCAGGCGGGCTTCAGGCAGCAATCTTCGATACGAGATCAAGATCGATCCAGACCTGATGGGCGATGATCCGTCCACACTGGAGGGCAAGCGAGAGCGATCAGACTTCATGGGCAAGACCAACCCGAACATGATGGTGATCGTCGTCTCGAAGAAGGATGAGCTTGTCTGCATGGATTGCGAAGAGCTTGAGGCTGCAGGCCCGATGCCGATGTCCGTCGCGATGGAGCACGTGCCGAAGCACCCGCACTGTCGCTGCGTGATCCTGCCCTACGTGCAGAAGGGGAAGCGTCTGCCAGTGACGATGACATCTCTGACCGGCACCAGTTCGCGCAAGCGAATGGGCACGCAGTCGCTGGACGTTGACGTGACTTTGCGTCAGTTGGCGCAGAAGGTGCTCGACGGTGCGTCTGATCGGATCAGGATCGAACTGTCATGAGGTGCTGCTATGGCTGACGATTATCAGAGGCTGCTGCAACAGATTTCCGATCTGCGTCGTCAGGTCGCGAACACGCATCAGGTCGGCACCGTGCACGAGGTGAAGGGCACGAAGCTGCGCGTTCAGATCGGCAAGGACAAGGATGGCAAGGAGGTGCTGTCGCCGTGGCTGAACACCAACAACATGCGCGGTGGCGCACGCGAGCAGAAGTTCTACAAGAAGGGCCAGACGCTCGCACTGGTCTGTCCGAACGGCGACATCGGTCAAGGCATGATCGCGCCGTATGCGCCAAGCGAGAACTTCAAGACGCCGGAGCACGCCGACGGCAGCGGACAGGACGAGGAGAGCTATCAACTCGACGACTATCGCGGCAAGCAGACGAAGGAAGGCCACGACAACTGGCTGCAACCTGATGAAGATCAGAAGAAGCAGGGTCAGCAGGGTGGCGGCAAAGACGGCGGCGGTGGCGGCGGTCAGAAGAAACAGCAGAAGGGCCACGTCGGCGGCGACAAGGCGATCATGAAAGCCCGCATGCACAAGGACGGCGGGCACACGCTGCGCGTCGGCAAGGATGTCAGAGTTGCCTCGCACAAAGAAGGTGCGAAGATACGAGCATCGTCAGACTGGGTGGTAGTCAAGAAGGGCAAGATCATCTTCAGTAGACCACCGATTCTTGGCAAGGACCCGATCCCGAACGACAACAAGTAATTTATCAGTCACTGATAAATTAAACGATCAACAGGAGAAGTCACATGGCACCAACCACAGCAGTTCTTCAGAAGTTCTACATCTACGATCCCGGCCTTCACGCTGGCGACGAGCTTGGTCGCCTGCGCGTCGTCGAGGACGACAAGGGCAAGCACGTCATGGCTCCGCCGATGGCGATGCAATACTGGATCGATCAGGGCATTGTCGGTCGCTTGCCGCTCAATGAAGTGAGCGAAGCTGGCAAGAAGTTCATCGCGCAGGTGACGCGTGGTCGCAGCGAGTCCGATGATGAGCCGAAGCGCGTGCCGAAGTACGACAAGCAAATCCAGTCCGGTGCGCCGGGCTCTGCGCTGAAGGTGCCGCTGTCAACGCAGCGTCGCAACGCAATGCTGAAGGCGAAGAAGAAGAACGGCAACGGCAAGAAGACTGCGAAGAAGCCGGAGCCGCCGAAGCCGACGCCTCAGACACAGCCCGCTTCCACCGCGCCCTACACTGCGCCGAAGTCGTAGCGCATGCCCTACGTCTATGATCCCAACTTGGACATGTGGCCGGACCTCAAGTACGGCCACATCGTCCTAAGCCCGGTCCGCATTGGTGTGGATCGCAAGACCGGAAAGATGCTGACCGGGTGGGATCACGTTGTCCAAAGCATGCTGCTGATCTTCTCGACGAAGTATCACGAGAGAGTCTTGCGTCGGTGGTGCGGTTCGTTCGTGCCTCACCTCATCGGGCAGAACGCGGACGAACCAACCATCGCCCGCTTCTACTTCGCGATCTGCACTGGCATCGATCTGTGGGAGCCGAACTACCGCATCAACCGCGTGCGCGTCGCCAATCGCTCTGATGGATCGATGATGACGTCACCGGAGGAGCTTCGCACTGGTCGGCTGCTGACATCGATGGAAGGCACCTATCGACCACGTGGCCATCTGGGCAATAGCCAACCGCAGGTGCGTCGTGCTGTTGGTCTGGTGTCGCGTGGATATAATCTTTGGGAAGGGCGAGTCGGCAACATCGGCGGCGCTCCTGAAGGCGGCATAGGCACAACGCCGACGATACCGGGGGCCAAGGAATGAGCGACATCTATGACATGGGCAGCGGCGGAGAGGCTGGTCAGGCGCTGGCGTCGCGACTGAGCGAGCGCATCTCCATCCTGATCCCGGCGAACCTGCAGCCCATGATCGTGCTGGAGAAGATCAGCACGGAAGATATTCTTGAGACGCGGATGATCCGCTTCAAGCAGTTGTGGGCGAAGTACGATCCGCCGATGGCGGCGCAGTACGACGTCGAGAACCTTGAGTTCGATCCGATCAAGATCAATCAAGAGGCGTGCACCTACTTCGAATTGATGCTGAGAGATCGCGTCAATCAGGCCGCTCGCTCGATCACGCTGGCCTATGCTATCGGCACCGATCTCGACGCGATTGCATCGCGCTATCCCGGCGGTGTGCCGCGTCAGGAAGGCGAGAGCGATGATCGATATCGTCGGCGCATCTGGCTGTCACCGAACACGCTGTCGCCTCACGGCACGGCAGAGGCTTATGAGTTCTGGGCGCTGACCGCATATCCAGCGCTGCGCGACGTCACCGCGATCCGCAAGGTGACGCACGATTATTATCCGACGATCCTGATCACTTGCCTGATGCAGCCGCCGAACGATCCCGGCCCGGAGGATGAAGCGCTGGTTCGCATCCGCGCCTACATCCAGACGCTGTCGCGTGCGGGGCTGACCGACGTCATCTCTGTCAACAAGCCGAAGATCAAGGACATCAATTACAAGATCAACGTGTGGCTCTATCCCGGCACGTTGCAGGATCAGGCACTGGAGCGGATCGAGAAGAATCTCTCCACGCTGATCGCTGAGCAATACTGGCTTGGGCACGATCACTCGCTGATGGCAATCAACGCTTGCTGCGCGTTGTCCGGCGTGCACCATGTGGACATCATCGAACCGACTGAGGACATCTTCGTCCCGCTCGACTGGGTGGTTCGCGTCAACATCCTTGAGGTCAAGATGGCAGGTCGCACGCTGTGAACGATATCGTCACCGACGGCATCATTGGGGCACCCGGTGCGAAGTTGCTTTATCGCAACTCGACTGGCCTTGAGAAGGCGATGGCTGACGTTGACGGCGAGCGGCTGATCGGCACCTACGCTGAGATCATTCACGACCAGTGGGACCCGTATGCGATCTCGCTGAACAATCTGCCCTATCTCGCATATGCGATGGGCGCGTTGCTGTGGGAAGAAGGCTGGAGCGAGTCCACGCAGCGCGAATGGACGGAGCGCCAGTTCGAGTACAAGAGTCTGCGCGGCACGCCTGACGGCATCGCGATGGCGCTGAAGTATTCGGGCCGCGACTTCTCACCGCCGCAGGGCTACACGATTCAGGAGATGCTACGACCGCCGCAGGGTTTCTGGGCGTCGCCTTCCATGAGCAAGGAAGCCTTCGACTTCTGGATCAAGTTGATGCCGGAGTTGCGCATCACCTTCTATGAAGGCGTCGGCTGGGATGGCGAAGACGTCCTGTTCTGCGGTGACGGTGGCGC